CTGATGTTACTACTGCCACATTAACTACTGATAATGTTGCTGCTGTTCAGTTTACTGTCAATGATTCAGATGTTACTTCAGTAGGAGTTCGCGTAGGTCAGACTGTGATGATGACTCCAAATGTTGTAGCAACAGGTGTTAATGGGGACAAGGGAATTGTTACTGCTGTTGGAACAAGCACGTTTGATGTAAAGTGGTACGGAACAAGTAAGTGGTCCAATACAGGAGGTACTGCGAACAAGTGGAGCATGATGATTTATGGTTCCGAGTTCAAGAAAGGAACTGTGGGTATGACTACAGCAGTTCAGCCTGAGCCTGTCATCAAGGACAATAAGCCTATCATCTTGAAGGATTACTATGAAATCTCAGGTTCTGATATGGCTCAGATTGGTTGGATTGAGGTGACTACCGAGAATGGTGCTTCAGGATATCTGTGGTATCTGAAGGCTGAGCATGAGACTCGTCTTCGTTTCGACGACTACCTCGAGACTGCAATGCTTGAGGCTGTTCCTGCTGAAGCAAGCTCTGCTGCTGAAGATGTAGTTGGAGTAGATGGAGGAACAAAGGGTGTTTTCTACGAAGTAAACCTTGATGGCAATGTTTGGGGAGCAGGTAATCCTACCACTCTTTCAGACTTTGACACTGTTATTCAGCGTTTGGATAAGCAGGGTGCTATTGAAGAGAATGTCATCTTTATGAATCGCGAGTTCTCTTTTGCGATGGATGATATGCTTGCTGCTCAGAACTCTTACGGAGCAGGAGGAACTTCTTACGGTCTGTTTGACAATGACGAGAACATGGCTCTGAACCTCGGCTTTACAGGATTCCGTCGCGGTTATGACTTCTATAAGTCTGATTGGAAGTACCTGAACGACCCAACCATGCGTGGTAACATGGGAACAGGAACAGGTGATAATCTTAGCAATCAGATTACAGGTATGCTTGTCCCTGCCGGAACAACCACTGTGTATGACCAAGTCCTTGGTAAGAACGCCAAGCGTCCCTTCTTGCACGTTCGTTATCGCGCTAACGAAGCCGATGACCGTCGTTACAAGTCATGGGTATTGGGTTCTGCGGGAGGTGCTGCAACCGATAGCATTGATGCTATGCAGGTTCACTTCCTTTCTGAGCGTTGTGTCTGCACCATGGGTGCTAACAACTTCTTCCTGTTCCGTTACGGAGCCTAAGTGGAGGTTGATTTAAAAAGAGAGGGGGCACTTGTGCCCCCTTTTTTTATCTTTGCTAAAATTTAATTGAAATGAAAAAGAAACTTGCCCCTAAAGACAGGACATATAGGCTTCTGAATGGAGCTTCTCCTTTGTCTTACATTATCCCTACTCGCAACACTACAGCTTTTCCTTTACTTTGGTTTGATGACGAAAACAATGTCAACCGACCACTTCGTTATGCTATAAATCAGAAGTCTCCTTTTGAAGATGAGCAGGATGGCGAGGCTATTGTAAGACCTGTGGCTTTTGAAAACGGGAATCTTTATGTGCCAAAAACAAATCCTGTGCTTCAGGAATTTTTGGCGTATCACCCTCAGAATGGAATTGTGTTTGAAGAGCTTGACTTGGAGCGTAATGCGAAAGAAGAGCTTGACAACATGAACATTGAGGTAGATGCTCTGATTGCAGCTAAAGGGCTTTCGATTGAGGAGCTTGAGTCTGTAGGCCGTGTATTGTTTCAGCATGGCGTGCAGAACATGACATCGTCTGAGCTTAAGCGTGATGTTCTTATCTATGCTCGCAACTATCCTCAAGAGTTTTTGAATATGCTTGAGGACCCCGACATGGACACTCAATCTCAGGTACACATTTTCTTTGATGCGGGATTGCTTTCATTTAGAAAAGACAAGAAGGAAGTTTGGTATAGCACGCCAACAAATAAGAAGAAGATGTTGAATGTACCTTATGGTGAAGACCCTTACTATATGGTCACTCAGTTTTTCAAAACGGATGATGGTATCGAAGCATTAAAAATGCTTGAGCATCATTTGGATGGAGAGTAATTTACAAGGGGCTTAGGCCCCTTTTCTTTTTTGTATTTTTGCCTTATGATAAATTCCGTAAGGCAGACCGTTTTATCTGTTCTGAACAAGAACAACTACGGATACATTACTCCTGCTGATTTTAATCTTTACGCCAAACAAGCGCAGCTAGAGATATTTGATGAGTATTTCTATAGCTATAACAATCAGGTAAATAAGGAGAATGCTCGGAGGTCAGGAACTGACTACGCTCAAATAACAAAAGCACTTGCTGAAGTCATTGACACTTTTTCTGTGACCAATGCTTTGAAGAAAACATCATTGGGTGTTACTACTTTCAACAGCAATTTTTATTTGCCAAGCCCATCTACAACGGGAGATGATGAGTACATGATAAACAAGTTGATGGTCTATACCACTCAGCTTGCTACAGGCTCTGCGTCTGCTGTTGTTGTTGATAGCCTTAGAGATAGTACCGCAAACTTTGTATCGTCAGGTGTTTCAGTCGGAGACCTTGTTGTTAACTCTAGCGATGAAACTTTTGCTTATGTGACTAGCGTATCTGAGCTTACGCTAGGACTTAGCTCTGACATCTTTACATCTTTGCCGAAGTCATACAGGGTGTATGACTCTGATTATGTGAAGCAGGCTGACAGGGTATCTCATGGAAACATTACCATGCTCAACAACAGTTTGCTTACTAAGCCGTCTACTACATTTCCTGCATACACACAGGCAAACGAGCTGATTACTATTTATCCTCAAAGCATTGTCAATTACGGTCAGGTTGTTGCTCAGTATATCAGATACCCCAAAGACCCTAATTGGACGTATAGCACTCTTACGGGTGATGAGCCTGTCTTTGATGGCACAGCTTCAGACTATCAGGATTTTGAACTTCCTCTTGATGATGAATATTCCTTGGTTTACAAAATTCTTCAGTATTCCGGGATGTCTATCAGAGAGGTTCAAGCAGTTCAGTTTGGTCAGGCTCAGGAGCAGGCTCAAAACATAAGTGAACAGTAATGGCATATTTGTCTGAGTATCAATATTATGAAAATGGTGGAGCAGCTCCTACCGATAAGAATTGGGGTTCTTACCAATACGTTTCGTTGGAAGATATAGTAAACAACTATATGCTGATGCACACAGGCAACCATAGCCTTGTGAACAATGAGGAGCGTTACAAGATTTTATTTCACGCTAAGCGTGCTGTTCAGGAGCTTAACTACGATGCTTTTAAAGAGCTGAAAGTTCTTGAGCTTGATGTTGAATCAAACCTTAGATACATACTTCCATCTGACTACGTTAATTGGGTTCGTATATCTATGTACAAGGATGGGTTGTTGATGCCGCTTGTGGAAAACATTCAAGTTCAGTCAGCAGATGCTTACCTTCAAGACAATGATGGTGAGATATTATTTGATTCAGACGGAAACATTTTAAAACCAAGTAATTCAAAGATTGATGAAGAACGTCTCGCGGGTACTAAGAAAAGTATTTATCTTAATGAAGGCAGTCCTTACCATGGTCGTGAGGGTTGGTGCGTGGATGGCTGTTGGTATTTTGACTACACCATTGGACGCAGGTTTGGCCTTAATACAGAAACTGCAAACCGAAATCCAAATTTTACAATCGACAAGAAAGCAGGGGTAATAAATTTTAGCTCTGACATTGAGGGCAACACTGTGATAGTCGAGTATGTATCTGATGGCATGGAGGGCGGAGATGATTCTTCGATTAGCGTCAACAAGTTTTTTGAGAAGTATGTCTATGCATACATCGAGTATGAGATTTTAAACTCAAAGCTTGGTGTTCAAGAGTATGTGGTAAGAAGGGCTCAGAAAAACAAGTCAGCTCTTTTTAGAAATGCAAAGCTTAGATTGAGTAATATTCATCCCGGCAAGCTTCTTCAGAATTTGAGAGGCAGGGACAAATGGCTTAAGTAATGGCTAACCTTTCGAGGAACTTTATTAAAGGGCGGATGAATAAGTCCGTCGATGAGCGTCTTGTACCTAATGGTGAATACATAGATGCCTTGAATGTTAGGTTGGGGTCTACTGAAGATTCTGAGATTGGTGTCATTGAAAATGCAAAAGGAAACACAAGGCTTACAGATATAGTCAACATAGTTGATGGTTCTTACTCAAGGCTTGAGGGGCCTTCGACAAAGTGTATTGGTGCTTATGCTGACTCAGCCAATCAAACTATCTATTGGTTCATTCATGCCGAAGATGTTTTGGGGCCGTCAAATGGTATCCTTGACCTTATTGTTTCTTTTAATGAACGCACTGATGCGGTAAGATACCATGTTGTCAGCTCAAGAAAAGATGGCACATCCCCTAAGTCTACTTTGAATTTTAACTCGTCGTATTTAATTACAGCGGTAGACCTTATTGATGGGCTGTTGTTTTTTACAGACAATTACAATCCTCCTAGATTTATCAATGTAAATAGGAGCTATGGTCTCCCTGATTCATCTACATACATAGATTCTCCGTTGTTGGATGAGCAGCTTTTGGTAATTAAAAAGCCACCTTTATCTCCACCCTCTTTGAATTTGCTTAGCAATGGGCAGGATGAAAACTTTTTAGAGGAGGAGATAGTATCTTTTGCTTACAGGTATAAGTATGCTGATGGAGAGTATTCAGCTACATCTCCTTTTTCTGAGCCTGCTTTTATGTCTCGCGCCTTTGGTTTTACTCCCGATGAGTTCTTGAATGATGGCATGGTCAATGAGTACAACGCTGTTGAGCTTACATACAATACGGGCAGTGAGCTTGTTGTTGGCATTGACATTCTTTTTAAAAGAACTGATGACAGCGTTATTAAGGTCATACAAAAAATTGACAAGGGTACTCAAAACCTTTCCAATAATTCAGACGAGGTTTATCGTTTTGATAAGAGTAAGGTTTATACCATACTGCCCTCCTCTGAAATACTAAGGCTTTACGATAATGTGCCCGTAGTTGCTAAGGCACAAACCTTAATGGGTAATCGTT